TTTAAGAAACAACTTGCTGAAGCTGAACTGAAATTAAAAAAGGCAGAGGATGAACTTACCAGTCTCAAAGAATATAAAATTAAATTACAAGGTGGACTGGAAACATTAGATCTTCTGGAGTCACCTGAACCTCCTAGTGTTGACAAACCTCAGAAATCTGAGTAGGATAACTCTGTTAAGGGTTCAGAGATAAATAGTAGAGCTTTATAAGTAATATCTGATGGCAGCGATACCTGTTAACATTGTAGTTGATCGTTATGCCAACTTTGATGTGACTTTCTTTATTACCAACAAAGATGGCACTCCCCTAAATATGGTGGGATATACTGGTGAAGCTAGTTTCAAATCTAGTTACAGTTCTTCCACTTCTATTGCAGTTCCTTTGGTGTTTGTTAACAGAACATCTGGGGAGATAGGAATCTCTATGACTGCTGCAGAGACTGGGGTACTAGATCGAAGAAGATATGTCTACGACATTTTACTAACATCACCTCAGGGGTATAAAACAAGGGTCATTGAAGGACTCGTAGAAGTTACACCTGGAGTCTCTTCCTAATGGCAGAGTATAATGTTAGAATAGGAACTAACACACATCGTGTAGCACTGAGGGAAAATCCTCAGTACAATCTTGATGTAAATTACCAGATTCCAACAAAATCAACACAGTATTCTAACTTGATACTGGATGATATATCGGCATCTTTTGATTGTGTTAGCGTACCTGCTGTAGATACATTCAATCTTGCTGTTAATGGAGAATCTTATTATCCTATTAATGAGCAACAATTAATTATCTCTATTAATGATGTAGTCTTAAGACCACTTGTAGACTACATTGTATCTAATAATCAGATTGTATTTTCTACACCACCATGTGCTGGAAATAAATTTTCTGGGATTGCATTAGTCACCACTGCTGATCTAACCAGAACTTTAAATTTTGTAATTGATGCTGGTTCATTCCCAATGGCCATTGGACCCAAGGGAGACATGACATTAGATATCTCAGGAACAATTGAGTCTTGGGTATTGGTATCAGATGAACCAGGAAACATCGAGATTGATATTCATAAGGCAACTTTTGATAATTTTCCAAACTTCAGTTCTATCTGCGGTACGGAACTACCAACGCTTGGTTTAATCAATCAATCTACCCAGCAAAAAAACAAAAACGATAATCTCTCCACATGGAACACAACGGTCAATGCTGGAGACATTTTTAGGTTCATTGTGAACTACTCGTCTAACATTTCAAAGGCGACAGTATCCCTAAGAATCAAATTATAAATAATCAGTGGTTATAAATAATCATACAGATAGCAACACGTAATCAAAGAGGAAACATTACATGGCACTCTTAGTAACCGACAACGGCGAAATTGATTCTCTGAGAAATTTGCTGAACTATTCGCAGAATATTCCCAGAAACTTAATTCTAAAGTTGTTTAGTACAGACACATACCCTGCTGAGAGCGACACTCCCTCTCAAACCAGATATTATGAACCATATACCGATAACAACTCGATCGGTTATGGTGCTGCACCTACTACTGGATATCCCCAGGTTTATAATAATAGAACTGATCAGGACTATGTTCAGCAGTACGGTATTCTTTTAAACGGCAACCGCTGGACAATCGAGACTGAACCAACTGCAGTTACCACCGTCAATGGTGATGGTGTTTCTGGAGAATACCTGATTACTGTTGCTTCTAATACAGGTATCAAGAAGGGTGATTATGTCACTGGTGGTTCTGTCGGAACTGGTGCATATGTTGTTGATATCGACGGCACAACCCTCAATCTGAGTGTCAAGAATACTGGTGGTTTTACCGCACAGCCACTGAGCTTCGGTAGAGGTAGAACTACTGCTGCATATCCTGAGCAGACTTTCACATTCTCTGGTGCTGCAGGAAATATTTACGGTTACTATCTGTCTCGTGCAAATAACATGCCCACCACCATTCATGGTGTGGCTGATGCTGCAACCGCTTCTGCTGCAACTCAAATCTCCAAGGTTCAAGTTAGAGGAACGATTGGTAACAATTACCTAACCCTTGCTGCTGTATCTGCATCTACTGCTGCTACTGGTACTTCTGGTGAGTTTGAGATCAGTGTTGCATCTACTGCTGGAGTTGCTGTTAACCAGCGCGTATCTGGAACCAACATTGCACAAGGTGCTCGTGTTTCTGGTATCGTTGGTACTACCGTTTACCTCACAAAAGCAAACGCTGGTGCAGTTTCTGGTAACGCAACCTTCCAGGCAAATGTTTCCGAGGATCTAACTCTCGGCATGAGAGTTTCTCAGACTGCAACTCCTAATGGTATCGATGCTAACACCATCATCACTGGTATTGACGAAGAGACTGAAGATACCGATGGAACCGTAAGAGTTTACCTCAACAATGCACTGATTGAAAACATTCAGGCATCTAATGGTAACGACACCGTTCTATTTGATTACAGCAAAGTCACTGCAAATGGTCATGGTCTGGTTGTTGGTGATGCAGTTTACATCGATCAGGGAACTGGTAACACCACCACAACCTCTGGTACATATGTTGTTCACACTGTACCCGATGTAAATACCTTCACTACTACCAAGGCACTTGATGGTACTGGTGCTCTAACTCTCTATGATGCGATCTTCTTCGCTGAGCGTTTCACCAATGGTCCATACGCGATTCAGAACGCAGGTGACCAAATTAAAGTAACCCTGAATGTCAGCCTCGACTGATTGATTCTAATTGAACTCTTTATTATGTCGGGGGATTGCTATAGCGGTCCCCCATTTTCATTAATGAGGAGGTCGATCTTTAATGGCTACAGCATACGAATATAAATCAGGACAATTTGTCTC